TGAAATGTATATAGATAGACACGTTGGTTTAAATGAAGATGGCCAGTATGGCACAATGTATTTTAACGAAACACTAAATGATTGGTCTAAGTTTGATATAAATAATAGGACAAAATTTGATGCCGCCATTAGTTCTGGTTTAGCTATAATGGCTTGTAACAAAGATTTATATAGGCCAAGTAATAAAATACAAAGGCAAGTTGTTAATTTAAGATTTGCAAAATACTCTCACGAGGGTACGACATCAAAAATAATAAAAAAATAATATGGCGAATAGCGTAACAAATAGTTTTTTCCCTAGCCAGGTGGTAAGTGATCAAGAGAAAGTTTCTCAGGATTACGGGTTGCAAGTTGGTAGAGCGATTCAAAATGAATGGTTCAGCAGCAACTCAGGTGTAACTCGCTTTAGAAGTAATCAAAATTCTTTTCATACGTTAAGGTTATATTCAAGAGGTGAACAGCCTGTACAGAAATATAAAGATGAACTTTCTATAAATGGTGATTTATCTTATTTAAACTTAGATTGGAAGCCAGTCCCAATATTATCAAAGTTTGTTGACATAGTTGTTAATGGTATTGCTGATAGATCTTTTGATATTACCACTTATTCGCAAGATCCGTATGGAGTAAGCAAAAGGACTGCTTATATGGAATCTATTATAAGAGACAAGCAAACAGAGGAGCTAAACAACTTTGCTCAAGAAAATTTTGGTATTAACCTTTTTGAAAATCCCCCTGAAACTTTACCGGATTCACAGGAAGAGCTTGATATACACATGCAGCTTACTTACAAGCAGGGTATAGAAATAGCCGAAGAAACAGCGCTTAACACACTGTTAGACGAAAATAGATACGATTTAACAAAAAGAAGAACTTACTTAGATTTAGTAACATTAGGTATTGGGTGTGTAAAAAATAACTTTTCAGAATCAGAGGGAGTAACCGTTGACTATGTTGATCCAGCTTATTTAGTATACTCTTATACGGAGGACCCTTACTTTCAGGACATATATTACGCAGGAGAAGTTAAGTTTGTACCAATAAATGAAATTAAAAAGCAATTCCCTAACTTAACGCAGGATCAATTAGAAAAAATCCAACAGCAAGGGACACAAAATTATGGCGTATTTGATCAGAATGTAAGCAATCAATACAACAACAATAGGGACTCAAACGTTATACAGGTTTTATACTTTAATTATAAAACGTATATGAATGAGGTATACAAGGTTAAAGAAACTGCAACAGGTGCTACGAAAATAATAGTACGCGACGATCAATTTGATCCACCGGTAGAAATGCTCGAAGAGCAGTTTGGCAAGATGTCAAGATCTCTTGAGGTGCTTTATGAAGGCGTTATGATTGTTGGTACAGATATAATGCTTAAGTGGGAAATGGCAAAGAATATGATGCGTCCTAAAAGCGATGTATCTAAGGTTAAAATGAATTACGCTATTACTGCACCTAGAATGTATAAAGGCAAAATAGAATCATTAGTAAGTAAATGTACAGGATTTGCCGATATGGTGCAATTGACTCACTTGAAATTACAACAGGTGCTTCAAAGAATGATACCCGACGGAGTATATCTTGATGCTGATGGTATTAATGAAGTAGATTTAGGTAATGGAACAAACTACAATCCGCAAGAAGCATTAAATATGTTTTTTCAAACGGGTTCTATAATAGGTAGATCATTTACACAGGAAGGCGATATGAATCCTGGTAAAGTGCCTATACAAGAAGTACCGACCGGAAGCGGAGGACAAAAATTACAAACATTAATTGCAACTTACAACTATTATCTGCAAATGATAAGAGATGTAACCGGTCTAAACGAAGCAAGAGACGGATCTACACCGGACTCTAGGGCATTAGTTGGTGTACAAAAGCTAGCTGCAGCGAACTCAAATACCGCAACTAGACACATACTTGACTCTGGATTATATTTAACAAGAGAACTTTGCGAATGTTTATCTTTAAGAATATCGGATATAATAGAGTACCATCCGGCTAAGGAAGCTTTTATAACCAAGATAGGCAAGTTTAATGTAGGTATTTTAGAAGAAATGTCAGACTTGTATATGCACGACTTTGGAATATCACTAGAACTAATGCCTGACGAAGAAGAAAAAGCTACATTAGAAAACAATATTCAAGTTGCGTTGCAACAAGGATCGATAGATTTATCTGATGCTATTGACATACGAGAAGTTAAAAATATAAAGCTAGCCAACCAACTGCTTAAGGTTAAACAAAAGAAAAGACAAGAAAGATTACAAGCAGAACAGCAAGCTAATATACAAGCGCAAGCACAAGCTAACGCACAGGCGCAGCAAGTGGCAGCCCAAGCAGAGGTGCAAAAAGATCAAGCTATGTTCCAAACTAAGGCGCAATTGGAGCAACTTAAAGGTAGCCTAGAAGAAAAAAGAATAAGTGTTGAGGTTAATGCTAAGAAAGAATTAATGGCGTTAGAATTCCAATACAATATGCAATTAAAGGGCATAGAAGTAGAAGGGGCTAAATCTAAAGAAAAAGAAATTGAAGACCGTAAAGATCAAAGAACTAGGATACAAGGTACTCAACAAAGCGAGATGATTGCTCAAAGAAAGAACGATCTACCGCCTAAAAACTTTGAATCCGCAGGAAATGACGTAATGGGCCAAGGTTTTGGCTTAGGTGCGTTCGATCCTAGGTAATAATAGTAATAACAATCATATAATATTTTATCATGTCAGAACAAACAGAAAACACAGAACAAGTAGAAACACCTCAGGAAGAGGTCGTTGATACAAATCCCATGTCCGTAGACGAAGAGGGAACAATTAAATTAGATATGTCTAAGCTAGCGGAGCCCGCACAAGATGCTCCGGAGCCAATGCAAGATGTACCGGAACCAATACAGGCAGAAGAACCTGTGGTTGAAGTGCAAGAACAAACTGCCGTACCTGATGCTGTAGAATCCGCTATAGAGGAAATAACAGAAGAAGAAATACAGGAACAAGCAGATGATTTGCAAGACAATATAGTTGAGGCTATAGAAGAGCAAAAACAATCTGGTGTTGAACTACCTGAAAACATTCAAAAGGTTGTTGACTTTATGAATGAAACAAGCGGGACTCTTGAGGACTACGTTAAGCTTAATAAGAATTATGACGACTTAGATGAGTCTCAATTATTAAGAGAGTATTATGCTAATACAAAGCCGCATTTAGATGGAGAGGATATTGACTTTTTAATGGAAGACAAATTTCTTTACGATGAAGACTTAGATGATGAGCGTGACATAAAAAGAAAAAAATTAGCTAGAAGAGAGGAATTAGCAAAAGCTAAAAACCATCTTACTGGATTAAAAGATAAATATTATCAGGAAATTAAAGGCGGTGCAAGGCTGGCTCCTGAACAAAAGAAAGCGGTAGACTTTTTCAATCGCTATACAAAAGAAAACGAAGCAGCAACTCGATTAGCTGAAAAACAAACACAAACGTTTTTAAAGAAAACGGAAAGTGTTTTTAACGATGATTTCAAAGGTTTTGATTATCAAGTTGGAGACAAAAAATTCCGTTTTAAAGTTAAAGACGCTCCTACTATTAAGGAAACCCAAAGCGACATTAATAATTTTGTCAAGAAGTTCTTGGATAAAGATAACCAAATGTCAGATGCAGTGGGGTACCACAAGGGATTGTTTACAGCTATGAATGCAGATTCTATTGCAAATCATTTTTATGAGCAAGGCAAAGCCGACGCAATGAAAACAAGTATGTCCAATTCGAAAAATATACAAATGGGTGCTAGAGGCGTTCATGAAGACGTTAAAACATCGAATGGATGGGCAGTAAGATCTGTTGATTCTGGAGGAAGTGATTCAAAATTGAGAATTAAAACATTTAAACACATTAAATAAGAAAAATTATGGCAGGATTTGCAACCGCGCCGGCTACATTAGCCAATTTAGCGCACTTAACACCACGCCCGGTAAAAGGTTTGTTTGGAGACAACTACCTATCTTTAGCGGACATGGATTTTACACAACAATTTTTACCTGAGGTATACGAAAAAGAAATCGAGCGTTATGGAAACAGAACAATCACAGGATTTTTACGTATGGTCGGAGCTGAGATGCCTATGGCGTCGGATCAAGTAGTTTGGTCAGAGCAAGGAAGATTACATATCGCTTATGATAATGTAACAACTCAAGCTGCAGCGGCTAAAACAATTTCATTACCAGATGCAACAACATCACCAGACGGTAAAGCTCCTTTACTAGGGCCTAACATGACAATAGTACTATCTAAGGGTAACGTAACAGCAAAAGCTTTTGTAAAATCAATTGTTACTCCTCAAGTAGGAACTAATGTAACATACAACATTGAAGTATATGATACTGCCAATGGGCAATTGCCAACTGGTTTACATACACAAACAGGTGTTAGCACATTCGTATATGGTTCTGAGTATGGAAAAGGATCTAGCTTAGCTGGTAATTCAATTGATGCGTCTTTCACAACTTTCAGTAACAAGCCAATCATTCTAAGAGACAAGTATGCCGTTAACGGATCAGACGTTGCTCAAATCGGATGGGTTGAAGTTACTACTGAAATTGGAACTGGAGGATACCTATGGTACTTAAAGTCTGAGCACGAGTCTCGTATTCGTTTTGAAGATTACTTAGAGATGTCAATGGTTGAAACT